CATTCAAATAAACTGATAATTTGTTTTTCATGGTTTCAGCTCTTTTTTTAGCTAAATAACCAACCTCAACAGTCTTAGGTGGAGACACCTCATTATCAACATTTGTTACCTGTGATTCCCCCGCAATTATTTTTACACTTACAATTGAACCTTTATTACTCAATAAAAAAGGTTTTACCTTCTCATCCATTTGTTTGGATAATTCACTACTACCCTGTTGATTTAAATTTTTCCACTTCCCATTATCAAAATAAGACTGACTACTTATGTTTATAACATTACCAGATTCAGCCTCATTAATGAGATTATACATGGATAATATATGTTTCTTATCCTCCTCGGTTATTAAAAATCCACTTCTACACGACATATTCATAAATATCTTAATACTTAGTAATATTTATAAATATGACCGATAGAGCTAAATTAGAAAATGTATTAAACATGTTAATTAAGAAAAAATATCCATTTGTACAAGATGTTGAAGTAGTTAGAATTATACAACATTTTAATGAATTACGTGGAGATATTAATTTTTATGTAACCAAAGACTTTATTAAAGAACATGTCAGATATGACTGTTATGACCAAATGGAAAAAGATGATGATATATTCTTCTCTTTATTCTCCTTTAACTGGTGTTCCGATGAAAAAATAGATGAATCCTATATATACAATTTGGTTGAAACAACATATAAAATGTTAGGACTTGCTTGGTCACATAGTATTAATAACACAAATCTATCCCTTTCAGTTGTACAATTACCCGAATCTAACGAGAACCCTTCCTAATATTCTCCTCACCCCATAATGGTTGTAAGTTCTCTAATGACCAACATTCCATGAATTCACTATCACCTATCTCCTGAATATTGTACGAAGCAATTGCCTTAATGTGGTCAACATGCCATTCACCATAATTATCCCACGTCATACCGTCTTTAAATTGGTTTTCCAAGTGAAATATTAACTCGTCAGGAGTGTATTGTAGGATGTCAAAGTAATGACCATTCTTTTGAATATTGTTCTCCTTTAATACCTGATAAATTGCAGTCCTGAAATTGTTGATTAACTTATAAAGGGGGTCTCTCGATTTACGATTTCTTTCGTAATCACGTTTTATTTGTCTAATCTTATCAATATTTTTTTCACGGTATTCTTTAAGGTATTCTTTACGATGTTCTTTATTTTCTTCGTACCAACTCTTAACATATTTTTTTACCGATTCTTTATTTTTTTCTCTCCATTTTTTATCAGAAACTTTTTTACCACCAATATTTCGTCTACCTGATGGCCCAAGAATAATACCATTACTTCTTAATGTGTTTAAAACAATTGTTTTATGTATTTTTAATTTTTCACTAATAGTGGGGGAACCCAATAAATCTTTAGTATATAATTTTATAATTTCACTTATTTGTGACTCTGTTAATTCTATTTTTTTCATATACGTATAAATATATTCAATTTGACCAAAAAACATATAGTTAATGTGGGTACATAAAAAAAGGGACAATAAATTGTCCCTTTTGTAGTATTACTTAAGATTTTGATTATCTCAATTCTCTTAAATCGAATGTTCTAACACCATCTACGGTAATTCTTCCGTAAAACCGGTTATTTACCATTTTTTTCGCGTATCTAGTCATGATACCTTTGATTGGTGTGAAGTTGAATGGATTGTACATTGTAGGAGTTAATTGTAGAGGTACATACGGTGCGTAGATGTAACCAGTGTCTAACAATGATGTTCCTTTATGCCCAATTAACACTTGGTTAGGTGGGAAGTAAGGGTCACGGTAAACTTGGTAACGTCCTGCTAATGTACCAACTCTTTCAATACCCATGTTGTATTGGTCTTGCTCAGGAGATGCGTTAGATACGTGGAAGTATTCTAAATCATCGAAGATTGCAGAAACCTCAGAAGATACAACAATCCAGTTAGCTCCACCACGAAGTGTTGACTTGTGGATTTGTGCAGATAATTGGTTGATTGCTGTAATCAATGTTTGGTTCCAGTCTTTCTGAGTGTAAGAAGTTGTAAGACTTAATCTCTTCCAACCGTTGTAGTCCCAACGTAAATTCCAAGCCGCACCTTTACGTAAGTCACGTAAGATTTCACGGTCGATTTCAGCCGCAACTTGTTCTGACAACAACGCTGTCAATTCAGCTTCAGCATCGATGTTATGGAACGCTGCAACGTCTTGAGCCAATTCAGGAGACCATTGTGCTCTTAATTTTCTTTCAGACACAGAAACTGTTACAGAATCTAATGTGAAAGAAACTTCACCAATTTTGTCTTCGAACTCAAGTTCTTTGTAACGTCTGAACACAGCAGATAAATCAGTACCTGTAAGTGTTGCAGTTGTTGTACCAGTATAACCGTCTAATGATTCAGCACCACAGTCGATACAAATTGGACACTGAAGGTCAACTTCTAAAAAGATAGTACCATCAGGGCTACAAATGTCGTTGAAGTAACCGTTGTTACCTTCAGAAGGCCATGGAGCTTGTGTTTGTGTAGTTAAACCATTAACGATACCTTGTCCGTATTGTTGAGTAACAACTCTGAACAATAATGAATTAGGGTTACCTGCCGCATCAAACACTACATTACATGGAGTATTTGCGGAGAATGGAGATGTAGCTTTAGTAACATTAGAGAAAATTCTCAAATCTGCTAAGAAAGTTTCAGAATCATATTCGTTACCATCAGGTCCGATTAATTTACCGTTACCAGAATTTGCAAAACCACTCATCTTAACGATTATTTTTCTAACGTTTTTGTTAGAGTAAGCCGCTGCTGCTCCTGAAGTAGTTAATTGACCATTAGACCAAATAACCATATTAGTCACTACAGTAATTGCTGACCATTGACCTTTAGAATAGTCAAACAATCCTGGAGGGTCTAATTGTCCTTCATTACCTTCATAAAATAAATCATAAAGATTTTTTTGGAATTTGTTAGTTGGGTCAACAGGTCCTCCATATCCCAAACCGCCTTGTGTTTGAGAAACAGATGGTCCACCAACAGCGCCTTGAGGCCCTAGGTGTGCACCAGATTCTCCATCATAGAAATTCGCAGCTGTTTGTGGTGTCGCATAAGGATTACCATTGTCATAAGCTTGAATTTTAGGTACGAAGTAGAACAATTTACCGATAGGTAAGTTCATAGCTTGTACAGATACGATGTCATTCGCTAACAATTTAGAGAATACACGTCTAACGATAGGAAATACAACAGTTTCGAATGAACCTGAAGAACCGTCAGAAGTTGCTTCGTTTATCAAGTGGCTAGCTTGGTTTTCATATAACTGAGCCACGTTTTCTTTTAGGTGGCCTTTAAGACCTTCAAGGAACCCTAATTTGTCCCATTTGTTGATAGTATCTTCTTTGATAACTTTAAGGTGTTTTAAACCGATGTTACCAACAAGACCTGATTCTAATAATGCTCCCATTTTTTTTTTGGTTTTTTATTTTTGTTTTAGGTTTATTTTAATTTTGACATCAAATCTTTCATTCTCAAGAACTGAGGATTTTCATAAGTTTTTGACTCAATCAAGTTAGCTGCTGAACCTGAACTAGGTGATTTTTCAATTCTTTTTTCAACTGATTCAGTAACTGTTTGTACTTGTGTGCTTGTTGATGAAAGTTCATCTTTGATTGTCTTGTACAAATTCTTAGATTCTTTAATATTTTCAACCGAATCAAATCTTCTAAGAATATTGATTTTTTCTTGTTTTGATGTTGAGTGTTCTGTAAACAAACGTGTAGCGTATGCTAAGTTTGAATTAAATACCGCAACTTCATTTAATTTATTTCTGAATACATTTAAAGCTTTTCTATATTCTTCATTTTTTTCTCTAAGAATTTGAACTTCTTTTTGGGAAGTACTTTCTTCGATAGCGGTGTTAAATTGAGAATGTGCTCTTGGTTTCGGTAAACCACCTTTTCTAAATTTAGACCCTGAACCTAAGGTTCTTGAAGCTTCTTTAGTTTCCACTTTTTTAGTACCAGCTTTTACCACTGTATTTTTTCCTAATTTTTTACCAAGGTTTTCTCCTTCTTTGTATTCAAATTTTGCTTTACCTGTACCAACTGATTTAGGTCCTTCTTTCATTTTTTCTTTGAACCCACCAGCCATATTAGGTTTTTTAGCGAATTTGAATTTCGAAGCACTTCCGAATCCTTTGCCTTTAGGTTTAGAAGTTATTTTAGACTCTTCAAGATGTGAATCTTCATCCATATCTTCTTCGTCATCTTCTTCACCTTCAAACATTTCGTCTTCGTCTTCGTCCTCATCATCAAATGAGATTTCGTAAACTACAGACTCGTCTTCTTCGTCTTCTTCAGAACTTTGTTCACCGAATACTTTATTAACGATATCATCAACATCATCAGATTCATCCATTTCCATTTCTTCATCATCAGATTCATCCATTT